GGCCTACCTTGCTGCCGTTGAATTGAATGAGCAGTACGTGAAAACCCTGGAAGCAGAACGGGGCATGTGCGAGGCTTGCGAGGCGGCGCGATGAGAGAAGATTTCAAGACAGAAGCAGAGGCCAAGGCCCGGTATGATGAGCTTGTGGCCCATCCCCGCTCAGTGGATCTGCCCTTTTGCCCCTTGCTGAAAAGTTGGTGCAACCCCGACTGCGTGGCTTTCGAGGATGTGAAGTTGATCGAGCTGCCTTTCAGTAAGACCGTGGACGGAAAGCCTGTCTACCGGGTGAGCGGCCATGAGTGCGGAAACGCCATGTTCTTCGGAGCGTAGTCATGAAGATCAACAAAGAAGTAGTATTCGTCGTTGAAACCCTGGACGGAACGATCCTTTCCCTGACCAGGAAGGAAGCAGAGCGATTGCGTGATGGACTCGACGCCATCCTCGATGATGAGGAAAAAGTGTCCGTACACATCCCCCTCGTGTCGCCTTTCAAGCCGCCGTATGAGACTGTCTACCCTGGGCCTCCGTGGAAGACTGACAGCAAGGAAGCCCCCATGAAAGCGAGGTTTGACAGATGAACGAAACGATAGAGCGACTGTTCTCATACCATCCCCCGAAACCCGGTCAGCCCCAGCTTTACGAGGACATCCGGGAGATTGCAAAAGAGCTGGCCTATTTCATCGATGAGCATTGCCCGGACAGCCGGGAACGCTCCATTGCCATGACGAAGCTCGAAGAAGCGGTGATGTGGGCCAACGCCTCCATTGCCAGGAACACATAATCTGCCGTGCTGGGGAGTAGCTGAGTTGGTACAGCCCCCGACTGTTAATCGGGTGTTCGTAGGTTCAAGCCCTACCTCTCCAGCCATTTTGATTCATGCAACGCAATAACATGAAAGAAGAACGAGACTACAAATACGAATACCCTCACTCCCGGTATGCTTGTGACGCCCTGGATGAGATGAGGGAGCTGGTGAAGAACCGCCGCCTTGAGCCGTTGCCCGGATTGATCGAGGAGCTACAGTCCATGTTCAACCGCATGGAAGCGACCCTCCGGGATGTCAACCGGCTCCATGAATACCCGGATCGGATCAGAGCGCTCAAGGCTGAGATCGAGAAGCTGAAAAAGAAGCGCGACAAGCTGGCCGCGAAACAGGGCAAGAACAACTACTTCGACTAGGCAGTACTGCCTAACAAACAAATGCAACAAGACATACTCTTTATCGAGGAAGGGCCGCAGAGCGACAGGTTTTTTTGCCTGGTCTGCCTGGACTTCGTTTTTATGAATGATGAGGGGTACTACTGCCATTGCAACCATCCGACTCATGGCGACAACCATGCTGGATGGTCATGGCTGGATTTAAGCAATGAACGAAATCAGCGTACAGGGGCTGCTCCAGAAGCTCAAGGGGAAGAAGCGGGAACGGCTGGTCAACCAGTTGAAGCCCGTTGACCTTGGCTACCTTGAGGCCCTTGAGTACTCCATAGAGCGGGACAGCTACACCTCCTCAAAAGACCAGGACGACGACCTGGATCTTGACTTTGATGAATAATATCTTTCATCAGGGACTTATCAGCGTCCCGAAACTCCTCACCGAGAAAGAAATCGACGGACTCTCCAGGAAACACCAGGAGGAATACTTCCTGGCCGTTCAGGAAATCCGCGATAAGAACAGCAAGCGCAACATTTTACGCTGGTTCCCGGAGAAGGGGAAGTTCCCCCGGCACGAATACCCGAAGCACATGGAATTTTTCCGGGCGGGGCGGGATTACAAAGAAAGATTGTTCATGGCGGCGAACCGTACTGGTAAGTCGCTGGCCGCAGCCTTTGAAGTAGCCTGTCACCTTACCGGAATGTACCCGGATTGGTGGGAAGGCTACCGTTTTACCAAGGCGATACGGTGTTGGGCCAGCTCCAAGACCTCCAGCATGACCAGGGACTTTGTTCAGCGGTACCTGACCGGCACGTGGGGCCACTTCGGAACCGGAATGATCCCTGGCGAGTGCTTTTCAGACGACGATTGGACGCCAAAACGTGGTATCCCGGAAGCTGTTGACGTTCTGAGGGTACACGGACGTTACGGAGAGAGCGAAATCGCTTTCAAGTCCTACGACCAGGGCTGGGAAAGCTACCAGGGTACGGAACAAGACCTCATTTGGAATGATGAGGAGTGTACGATGTTGGTTCATAACGAGTGCCTTACTCGTTTGATGACCACAGAAGGGCCATACATCCTCACTTTCACGCCGTTGCAGGGCTTGACCGAAGTTGTCAGGTCTTATCTGGGCGATTCCCTGCTCATCAAGAACGACTCGAAATATTCCTACGTTGTCAATGTAACGTGGGACGATGTACCCCATCTCTCAGAGAAGGAAAAAGAACACCAGCGGGAACGCACCCCGCCTCATCTGCTGGCCGCGAAGTCAAAAGGTATCCCCCAGGTCGGATCGGGGGCCATCTACCCGGTAGCAGAGGAAGATGTCAAATGTGACCCGTTCCCTATCCCGGAATACTGGCCGAAAGCCTTTGCAATGGACGTTGGCTGGAACCGGACGGCAGCGCTCTGGGGGGCCTTGGATCGTGAAAGCGATATTCTCTACCTCTATTCAGAGTATTACCGAGGGCAAGCGGAGCCATCGATCCATGCTGACGGCATCAAGGCCAGAGGCTCATGGATACCAGGAGTAATCGACCCGGCCTCAAGGGGAAGAAACCAGAAAGACGGTACCAGGCTTTTTGATTTGTATATCGACCTGGGCCTTGACCTGGAGAAAAGCAAAAACGCGGTTGAGGCTGGTATTTTCGACGTTTGGCAGCGCCTGTCCACGGGCCGCATCAGAATTTTTTCCACACTGCAATCAACGCTCACCGAGCTGAGAATGTACCAGCGGGACGAAAAGGGAAAAATCATCAAGAAAGACGATCACTTGATGGACTGTCTCCGGTATCTCATTCTCTCCGGCCTGTTCCGGGCCATATCGAGGGCTGAGTACGAAATGCTGCAATCAGGAGGAGCCGGGGGGTTTGTAGCCATAGACCCGGTAACGGGCTACTAGCCTAACAGACAATAGGACTATCATGGAAAACGAGAACTTTGCCCAAGAAGAAATGCTCCCCGACGAGATTGAGGTGCTGAAAGACAAGATCGAGGAAGCAAAGGAGAAGATCCTGGCGGAAGCCTCGCAGCCTCATCCAATGGAAGATATGCTCAAGGCCCTTGCTATCAAGCTCGATGGCCAGTTTGAGGAAGCGGCCAGGGAGCGCAAGGAGATTGAGGACAGGTGGAAAGAGGATCTTCGGCAGTACCAGGGCCGGTACGAGTCTGGGGAAGCCTCCCGGTTTGACAAGAAGGATCACAAGGGCAGTCGGGCCTTTGCCAATATCACCCGGCCAAAGACGCAGAGTTATTATTCCAAGATGTCGGATATTTTATTCCCGACAGATGATGTCAACTTTGCTCTCAAGCTGAACAAGCTCAGTACGCAAGACCAGGATATAGCCAGGGCGGCTATGCGCCGGATGGATGACACGATCCGGGAACAGCTCCTTGAATCAAATCACGCCTCAGTCTCCAGGGATGTGTTGCGTGATGGTGCCATTTTCGGAACCGGGATCAAGAAAGCACCGGTCTTGAGCAACAAGGTAGACAAGATGTGGGTTCCGCTGGGCGAGGGTGTCCATGAACTGCGTATTACCGAGCGGGAAACGCCCGATGAATACTGCGTCCGTCCCTGGAACTATTTTCCCGATATGTCGGCCTCCAGGAAAAGAGACTGCGAGTATGAGTTTGAGCGGCAGTACCTGACCAGAAAAGCCCTGCAAGACTTGGCCAAGCTGTCCTGTATCATTCAACCGCAGATGCAAGAAGTCCTCAAGACCAAGCCGGGGGACGAAGTGGACGAGTTTGAACAGGCCATGCGCCAGGAAGTCTCCGAGCTGGAGAGCAAGAAGGGCGGGAAGAAATACGTCCTCAAGATGTATCATGGCCCTATCCTCAAGAACGATCTCCTCGCCTCCGGTCAGTATACAGAGGAGGAGCTGGAGGACTCTGAGGAAGTGGTGATGGGCGAAGTCTGGTTCATTGGCAACTTTGTTATCAAGGTGGCCGTGAATCCGCTTGACTCCGGTGAATCGCAGTACTCTGTCTGGAGTCCTGAGAAAGATGATTCCAGCGTGTTCGGCTACGGCATCCCGTACCTGTTGCGCCATCCTCAGAAGATCCGCAACTCGACCATGAGGATGATGCTCGATAACGCCGGTATGTCGGTAGGGCCGCAGATTGTCATTGACAAGAACGCGATTACCCCAGCCGATGGGGAGTGGAAGATCACGCCCAACAAGGTTTGGTACAAGAAGCGTGGAGATACCCCGGTAGCAAACGCTTTCCAGACCTATCATATCACGAACAATCAGTCGGATATTTCAGCAATCTACAAGATCAGCCGGGAGCTGGCCGACGAAGAAACCAACATGCCGCTTGCCTCTCAGACCAACGAGGGTGCAAACGTGATGGCCAGCAAGACAGGCGTCATGTCAATGGTCATGAACGCCCAGAACGTCACCCTCCGGGCCGGTGTCAAGAACTGGGATGACGATATGACCATCCCGACGATCAGGCGCTACTATGAGTGGAACATGCAGTTTAACCCCGATCCGCAGATCAAGTGCGACTGCAAGATATACGCCAAGGGATCGTCTGAACTTCTCCTCAAGGAAACTCAGGCCGCAAATATCGGCAACTTGGTATCAATGGCCACCTCAGAGGTTTTCGCTCCGATGACCAACTTCCAAGGGCTTTACCGTCAGGTCATCAAAACCATGCAGTACGACCCGGATACCGTGCTTCTCTCCGAGGCAGAGCAGCAGAGAAACGCTGAGAACGCCCAAGGCAAGGGGCCGTCCCCCGAACAGGTAGAAATGGCCGTGAAGCAGGAGGAGATTGCCGTCAGCCGGGAAAAACTCCAGCTCCAGGCGAGGATTCACCAGGACAAAATGGCCATGCAGCAGCAAAACCTTGAGATGAGGATCAGGCTGGCAGAGGTCGAGAAAGAAAAGCTGATCGTCCAGCTCATGACCCAGAAGGACATCAGCGCGAAACAGGCCGAGGCCATGCTGGCCGGAAAGCAGCTCGACGCCGAGAACAAGCGTGTCCTGGAGGCAGATAAGGTCAAGGCGAAAATCGCCCTGCCACCGGGGTATTTCCCCGGATAGTGTCAAGAAAGTTGACACAATGCCTGACAAACAGTTGACACTTTTCCGTAATCGTGGTATACTATAAGGGTAAGATTCACTTTCCCCTCCAATATTGTACTGCACAACGCAAGAAACCATGTGAGTCAAATTACACAGTCAGCGCCCTGGCTGGTTTTCAAGAGATGGGTTAAGGCAGAACGCAAAGCCCATATCGAAAGCCTGGTCTACCAGAGCGAAGAATCCGAAGTTTCAGATTTCCTACGTGGCCGCATCCGTCAGCTCGATGACATTATGAGCTTGACCGATGAGGACTTTGAAAATGCCTGACAAAGAAATAGAGCAAGAACTAACTCCCGACGAAGAATTTGAGGCAGCATTCAACGAAGAACCTGCCGAAGAAGAAGAACCCCAAGATACAGGCGACGAGCCTGAATTGCAGGACGACCAGGAACCGGCTGGAGAAGAACACGCCGACGATGACCCTGGCGAACCGGAAGGGGGCGAACCAGCAGCCGATGGCCAGGACACCTCTGATGGAGACATCTGGGACAGCCTGAACGAAAAGCAGAAGCTGGAACTCTTGAGGCTACAGCAGAAGTCGCAAGAGTGGGAGCATCGATACAAATCCAATGAGGGCCGATTTCGGGCCGCTCAGAAGTTTCTGGAAGAACGCAACAAGAACCAGAAGCAGACCCGTCAACCAACGACCGAGGAAGTACAGAAAGCCTTTACTGACAGTGAAGCCTTTAAGAACTTCTCCGAGGAATACCCTGACATTGCCAAAATGCTCACCGCCTATGGTCAGCATGTTCAGGAGGCAACCAGGACGAACCTGATCCAAGAGCTTCAACCAACGCTTGCCAAAGTCCATAAGCAAGAGCAGATCTTCCAGCAGACCGCCGCTGGGGCCGCACTGAGAGACAACGCAGAACGTCTTTCCGCCGCTCATCCTGATTGGCGGGACATTGGAAAAAGCCAGGAATACTGGAATTGGGTAAGCACACAGCCACCAGCAATACAGCAACGAGCGGTACAGTCAACGGACGCCGACGAACTGGCCTCCCTGTTGAACCACTACAAAGCTGAACGCAAGGTCGCAGAACTGGAGACGAACAAAGATGCATTGCACAAAACAACCCAGAAGCGAGAAAGGCGTCTAGCTCAATCGAGGCAACCGATCCCACGATCATCTGCCCCGAACATTGATGGTCAACCGACAACCTTTGACGAAACTTTCGCTTCTATCACCAAGTAATCACTGGATTTTCTTATAGGAGCAAACCATGACTATTACCGCTTATGGGGATATTTCCCCCCGTACCGCAGCCTACGCCTGTAAAGACCTCCTGGAACGAGGTGTTCCCTATCTGGTCTTTGAGAAGTTTGGACAGGCCAAACCGATCCCGAAGAACAGCTCCAAGGTTCAGAAGTTTCGGCGCTACGAAGCACTCGACCCGACCCCCGCTGCCCTGACCGAAGGTGTTCAGCCAGCGGCTACCCAGCTCACCAACACGGACGTTACCGCTACCCTGGTACAGTACGGTGATCTGGTAAATATCTCTGATGTCGTTGCCGACACCCACGAAGATCCGGTTCTCAAAGAGGCCACCGAGATTCTGGGCGAACAGGCAGCTCAGATGATCGAAGCAGTACGTTTCAACGTACTCAAGGCAGGAACCAACGTCGAGTACGCCAACGGTTCTGCCCGGAACACCCTCGCTGGAAAGATCAGCACCGCTCTCCAGCGCAAATGTATCCGTACCCTCAAGCGCAACAACGCGAAAAAGATCACCAAGATCGTCCGTTCGACCGCTTCCTACGCTACCGAGAACGTGGCTCCGTCCTACATCGGTATCGTTCACCCGGACTGCGAAAGCGACATCCGGGATATGACCGGCTTTGTACCTGCCGAGTCCTACGGTCAGATTTCTCCTTACGAGAATGAGATCGGCAAGGTTGAGGATGTGCGTTACGTCACCTCAACCGTTATCGAGCCTTGGTTGGCCGCTGGTGCGGCTGACTCTGGGACGTACATCTCAGACGGTGGCTCCAACAACGATGTGTACCCGGTTCTTTATCTCGCCAGGGACGCATACGCAATCGTTCCGCTGAAAGGCGGGGCAGCTCTTACCCCCTCAGTTCTGAATCCCAACACTCCGCGAGGCGGGGATGCTCTGGGCCAGAACGGCTGGGTTGGCTGGAAAGCCATGACCACCTGCGTCATTCTCAATGACGATTGGATGGTAAGAGCGGAGGTTTGCGCATCTGCGTAACCTGCAACCTTACAGCAGGGGTTGGTGTTAATCGCTGACCCCTGCTTTTTTCTGAACATCCATTTGTAATGAGCAAATCAACCGAGACAATATGAAACTTGAAGAACTTGACGTGAAGCAGCTCCGCTCTCTTGCCGAACTGCATGGCCTTGAAGTGCCGAAGATGGCGAACACCACCCAGATCCTCAAACTGATCGAGGAGGCGAACATCGTTGATCCCGAAAACGTCACTCCCCCGCCTGACTCCGGCGAGAAAGCCAGCGCCAGGGCCGAAGGGAAGGACAAGTTCGGAGATAGGCTCAAGGTCATTTTTCCGAATCAAGATGGCCCGGACAGTATGCCGAAAATTTCTGTCACCGTGAACGGTTACAACTGGAAGATTCCACGGGAGAAAGTTGTCATGCTCCCCCAGGAATGCCTGGACGTTATCGACAACGCTATTGTCGAGGAATATTACCGGGACACGGATGGCACGTACAAGAAGCGCTCTCGTAGACGCTTCACTTATCAAGTCGTCAGGGACTAGATGGACAAGATCACGATATGCAATGAAGTAAAAAGTCTCGCACAAGTTCCCGGAGCCGACATTACCTCTACTGTTGGCCTCAACGGGATCAATAACCGCATAGTCGGGTGGGTTGACAAAGCCTACCGGAAGATACTGAACCTCCATGAAAACTGGAGGTTTTTGTATATCAGGGACTTTCATTTCAATTGCTCCAAAGATAAGCGGTCGTACACTTTGGCCGAGCTGGCCGTGGACGATTTTGCAAAATGGGATCTCCGATATTCCAGAGCCTACCGGGCGTCAACCGGCGTCCAGGTCGAGGAGCGGCTAACCCCGATCACCTACGATAAGTTTGCCGACCACCTGAGTTTGGGGCGGCAGATCCCGGCCCACCCCCGGTATATCTTCGCCTATCCAGATGATAGCGCCCTGGCCCTCCATCCCATCCCGGATGACGAGTACAGAGTGACGCTTGGGTATTGGCGAACACCTCCAGCCCTGGGACAGAACGACGAACCGGTTTTTCCCAAGAGATACCACGATCTCATCATTGATCTGGCGCTCATGTACTACTCCATCTACGACGATGCCCCGGAGATTTACGTGACCCATGAGAAAAACTATCTTCGCCAGCTTGCCCTGATGGAAGAATCAGAGCTGCCCGGTGTTGAGCTTTCTTACGAGCCGATAGCGTAATGTGGAGAAAGTCAAGCGTATCAGATACCGTCGAGCTGGGCGGTGGTATGAACACCACGGACTCAGCCCTCAAGGTTCACCCTGGAATCTTGCTGGCCTGCCAAGGCTTTGAGATAGACAGTAGCCGGGGCTACACCAGCGCAAAGGGCTTTGAGAGATACGATGGCAGAACGCGACCATCCGAGGCTGCTTTTTACCGTCTGACCGGGACAAACTCTGGCCTGGAGGTTGGCGACACACTGACCGGCGAGGTGTCGGAGGCGACCGGGCAGATCCTGGCCGTCACGGACACGGACGTATACGTTTTCCTGTTGGGCGACACTGAGTTCCTGGAGGATGAGGCGGCAGTCGGCCCCAGCGGATCTATCACGATTACCGACTCCAAGCGGAACGATGCCGACTCACTAGCAGAGGAAAAAACCTATCGCTCACTGGCGATGGAAGCGGCCAGGGCATTGATCGATATTGTCCCCGGTTCCGGCCCGGTGCGAGGGGTTTGGCAGTACAAAGGCGTGGTCTACGCTTTCCGGGACAACGAGGACGCCAGCGCATGTGAAATGCACAAATCAACCAAGAGCGGTTGGATGCTGGTGCCGACACCCCACCTCGATCCCGGTGGAAGTTACGAGTTCGTAAACTACAACTTCGGTGGTCATTCCGGGACGCTCAAGATGTATGGGGTTGACGGAAAGAACAAGGCGTTTGAGTTCGACGGAGAGAAATACCTTGCCATCACTACCGGCATGGCCGTTGACAAACCAACGCACATCATGGCCCACCACAACCATCTCTTTCTGGCCTTTCCCGGTGGATCGGTGCAGCACAGCCCTATCGCTGACCCAACCGGAGAGTGGTCGGTTGTAACCGGTGCCGCCGAGTTGGGAATGGGCGACGATGTTGTAGGTATGCTCCCGACTCCGGGCGGTGTTGCCATGATCTGGTGTCGCAATTCAACCAAGATCCTCAACGGCAGCAGCTCCGCTGATTGGACGCTTGACACATACTCTGACAGCCACGGAGCCATCCCCGGTTCACTCCAGAACACATCCCTACCAACCTTCGTAGGGGATGAGGGGCTGGGCCTTATTGCTCCTTCCGAGAAGTACGGCGATTTTGTGTCCGAGAATATCGATGAACCGGTGCAGAAGATCGTCAGGGCTTACAAGGATCTCATCATCAACAGTGTGGCCATGAGGCACAAAAGCCAGTATCGCCTGTTTTTCTCAACGGGGGACATCCTGGTTCTGACCTTCAAGAACGGCAAGGTCAACGGGTATACGTGGCTGTCCTATCCCGTTATTCCGTCCTGTGTTTCATCCTCGATGAGGAGCGACAGGTATCTCACCGATACCGCAGTAGAGAAGGATCACGTTTTCTTCGGAAGCGAGAGCGGCTTTGTGTATCAGCTTGACGCTGGGCCATCGTTTGACGGTGATCCGATGGCTTGCTTTTTCACCCTCCCGCCGTTCCGGGGCCGATACCGAGGCAATCGCAAGCTGGTTTTTCGATCCATCATTGTCGAGGTCGAAACGGAAAGCGGTGCGCCAGTGGAGCTGTACTTCAAGCCCGACTATTCACTTTTTGACATCCTCGCACCAGAAGGGCAGACCAAGGAAATCATAACCGGTGCGCGAGGTGGTAGGTGGAATATCAATGATTGGAACCAGTTCTTTTGGGATGCACAAGGCAGCGACCAGTATTACGAACAGCGGCTCGACGGCACGGGGTACGGGGTTTCCTTGACCTTCGGTAAATATTCCGGCTTTGACGAGGCAATCACGATCAAGTCAATCACGTTCCGCTATGGACAGAGGGGCGAGAAACGGTAGAGAGAGAGTATTGCATGAACGATTATTTCATACACGCCATCAAGTTGATAGCCGGGAACAGGGCAAAAGCAGAGGACATAAACGCTCGGTGTGACGCCATCGAGGACGGCTTTGATAAATTGCCGACTCCTCATGAGCTGGCCCCGGCGACCAAGGGGTTCAGCGAAAATTTCAAGGTTCTGGACGCTGCTGGAGAGGATGAACCGGCAACGGCCAAGCAGGTACGCGATGGTGGCCTGACCTATTCAGAGGATACCGGCGAGATAAACGCGATGGTTGCGACCTTGCCTTTTGCTCCGTCATCCTACACTCCCGGCCTGGAGATCAAGCTTAAAGCAGCACACACGAACACCGGCCCCGCAACGGTCAATGTCAACGGCCTGGGAGCCAAGAGCATCAACCGCATTTCTGGCACACCGGTTTCAGGTGGTGACATTGTAGAGGGTCGCGTGGTT